AATCTCTCAGTGTTATTGCGGTAAAACTGGAGATCATCGTTGCTCGTTGATCCAAACCACAAAGCAGCCGCGCTAACTGACAGGCCTAAGCCTTTTGTGCTCAACGTCCAGTAGTTTTCTGTCGCCGCTGTGCCGCATATACCCTGAAAGTTGGATACGGTGTTATATGCCATTAAGTACTGGCACGAGCTAGACGTAACTAGAACCTCGTAAGCGGTTCCGCTGACGCTAGGGTGCGACACAAGGAAATCAACATCACCAGCGATAAAGCTAAGTGCCGCATATAGAGATGTTGTTATCTTAGAGCCGTCGTAATAACAGATCCCATTTGCTGTCTGCGATGTCTCATTGGTCCCACCATTTGCGATCGGGAGTACGCCGGAAATGTGTGTTGCAAGCCCAATCTTTCCCCATGCTGGGGCAGTGGTCACGCCTCCTGATATTAGGGCATTGCCAGTGGCTACATCTGCGAGCCTGGCGAGCGTTGAGGGCGTGTCCGCGTAAAGAATATCACCAATCGCATATGATGGTATGCCCGTCCCACCCTTATTTGCAGCTATTGTTGATGCGCCCCAAGTCCCGGTCGTTATTGTTCCGAGAGTGGTGATGCTGGTTTGCCCGATGTACGTTGAGGCAATATCAATTGTCGGATTTCCTGCGACTCCATTTCCATCTGCAACTGAGATTCTGTCTGCGGTCCCGGTTAGTGTCCGTTTTGTAAACGTACTCTCTGCGGTTTGGACAAGCAAACCAGACACAGAATCCAAACCTGCCAAAGCAAGCAAGTTATCGTTTAGAAATCCTCCGCCTATGCCGAGCATAGAATTTAATAGGCTTCCGCTCATTTACACCGGCCTTGTTATGAGCGTTATCTCGCAATCTCCGCCTTGAGATACATCGCTCAGAACCTTAATAAATCTTACTGACGCTAAGTCGAAAGGAACGAGGGCTATATGCTCGTTTGCCACACACGTCATCGTTGCCGCTGTGCCGTTGATATTTTTTACAACGCGATAAACTCCATCGAAAGAAATCGCGCTATAGATTGAAAGCTGGGATCCAGAAAAACTTGATGGTACTGAGATGCCGACGAGAGATGTGCCGTGCAAATCAACGGCGTTAGAAAGGGTTGCGCCTGCAAGGATTATTGCAATCGAATCAACCCGCAATATTCCCTGGAATTCTGCGCTGCTTCTGCTCATCTATTTCTATTGAAAATGATTTGAAAGAATGTTCTTTTGTCCGATGGAGCTGGTGGTGGTGGTTTCACATCCTCCTCCGCAACAATTGAAACCTGAGTCCCGACCAACAATCCCCGTCTGGCAACCATCAGCTCCACCATTATTTCTACTGCAGAGCCACGGCGTATGAAGCTTTCAGCCAGATCTTCTGGCACGGCGTAAACCTTTCCTTTCTGGAAGAAAATCGCCTCCAGACCATCAATCATTCCTTTCTCATCTTTAAAAAACTTCAGGATCATTGTCATCGCGGGTAGGCCACCACCCCTAAAGTTGTGCCGGCATAGGTGCCGGTTGTCGTGTATTTTACGCGCAGTAAATCGCCCAGAATCCCATCCTTGGTTGTATCGTCCGTCAACGTCCCATCAGTTGGTGTGTAAACGGTTCCAAGCGCGGTGAGCCCGCTTAGGTTGATCAGTTTATTGGCGCTTGCGGTTGTGAAAGTCACACAGGCTATATCTATCCATGTGGTGCCGCCGTCCAAGCTTGTTTGGACGTAAGCGGTGGTTTTTGTGCCACCGCTCCCATACGTAAATTTTGCCAGAAGATTTACGGCGCGCGTTCCGTTTGGAAGCGCAATCGTATCGCCAGCCACAGCCGTGCTCGGAGTGGTAATTGAGAGGCTCAAAATTGTTTTAGCTGGAGATGTCATTTTTAAACCGTTGCACTAAATGGAGTTGCCGGTGTGCCGCTGTTGCTGATAAAGCCGCGTACCTGGAAAATATTGGAAGCAATATCCTCCACCTCGATATATTCTCCCTTACTCACACTACCAGTTGTTGTCCGGTTTAGCGTGATTGTGTCTGCGGTCGCTCCCGCTATAAAACCAACCGCGTTGTCTGATGTATCATCGACGCTAAAGATCAAGCCCTGCATTACGTCGGTACCATTTGCAACTTTGATGATGTGGCTGTTGCTTGTCGCAACCGTCATCACCAAAAATCGATAAATTGCACCGGATCCAGTAGCAGGCGGAAGCGTTGCGGTTGATCCTGCAGCCGTGTCCAAAAGCATTGTTTTCCCGAAATGCGCTGCAAGTGTAAGCGTAAGCGCAGATCCAACTGCCACATATTTCGTGGTTGGATCAAGCTGGCCGCTGATATTTACGCCGCCAAACTTTGCAATGGCTCCCGCTTCCATGTCCATTGTCCCGCCAGATTTTACAAAGATTTTATTTCCGCCGGGCTCAATGCCCACAAGGGTGTTTTGGGTTGGATAAGATGGCATTTTTATTGCTCCTGTTCAGGTGTTTCAGATTTTGTTTCAACTGTTTCACTCTCTGTTTCATTGCGTTTCCGCTTAAAAACACCGAGTTTTCCTTTTGATTTATTAGGGTTGTTCGTTGGCATCATTTTATTTTCTGGCGATTCAGAAATCGCTTTCTCTTTTTCTTTCTCTTGCTGGACCTCAATGATGGTTTCTCTCAGCAAGAATTGGCGCGCTAAATCTTTGCTGATGATATGTTTATTACCTTTCTTATATCGGATCAGGGTGTTACCATCCTCGGTTCCAACATCATCTTCCAAAAATAGCACTTCTACAGTTGTTTCCATTTTTTCACTCTTCTAAGTTATGGGGGAGGTGTCTAAATCCTCCCCCATTGCGTTAAGGGGAAACGCATCTCTATGAGGCAGATTGAGTAACTGGCGCATCGTATGTATTGGCTAGGATTGCAAGACAAGCAACCGGGATGTTTCCGGTGTTGTTTGCGGGGGTGATGGTCAAGCGCACATAGCGTTTGTTTCCAATATAGCCGATCTTCCGAACCTCATCGTCATCATCAAATTGGAATCCAGCTTGTGCCTCAGTCCCAAGCAATTCTGCGTCAACAACCGCCGCTGCGTCAGAGAGCGCGGAGTTGTCTCCATCCTCAACCAGTACAGTCACGGTGGTGTCCGCATCGCTGATGGTGCCGGTGGCGATCACAAATTCTAGCGATTGAAAGCCACGAGTATCAATGATTTGAGAAACAGAAGCCGTATTGTTAGTGATCACAACGGGCGAAATCGCCCGCTTGACCAAAATGTTGTTATGTAAATCACGAGTAGACATAAATAATAATCCTCATTTTTTAGGTTAAATAACTTCAGTAACTTACTGTTATGCTGCAAGCTTTAGGATCTTGATTGCTTCGAAGTTCACAACGTCTCCACCCACGCGCTTTGTAGAGTAATACCCTACCTGACCAAGCGTGTTATATGGATCACGCAGAACACGGATGCCGTTACGATCAACAATTTGGTAAGCTTTCCCAAAATCTCCGTATGCAAGCGCTAAAGCGTTGCTTGCAATTGCCGCTACGTCTGCGGCAAAAACAACTGGAGAGCCAAGAAGATCAAATGCGCGTCCTGAATTGCGCTCTAGAGCGCGGTTGAATAGGTATTCACCCGATCCAGTTTTGAGCTTCATGATCGCACCGAACGAAGCGCGGCGCATAACAAAGCGCGCGTTCGCTTGATACTCTTCGATCAGTGAGTTCTGGATATCGATCAATCCATCAGACGTGAAAGCACCAGCTGACCCTGAGTTGATTTGCTCGATTGCTCCCGATTCGTATGTTCCGGCAACAGCCCAAGCAGAATAAGTCATGAAACCCCTAGGTTTCGTTGCGCCTGCGCCAGTTACGAATGATGTGTTTTCTGTGCGAGATAAAATATCCGAGATTTTATTCGAAATCCATTGCTCCACGTTGAAAGCGGCATCATCCAACAACTTTTGGGAAACGATTGGGTAGGCGTACTGTTCAAATGCCTCAATTTTTTTCATTCCAAGCGAAGCAGTGCCTGTTGCAGGGCGAGATGATAGCTCGCCAACCCAGCCGCCGCTTGTGGCTTCAGAATTGTCGAGTGGAAACTCTACGGAATCGGATGATAATGTAACAACAGACGCCAACTGACGAATTGGAGAAGTTTCAAAAATTCGAGTTGTAACCATCGAAGAAACTTGTGGCGTTACTAAATACCCACCTGCAGAATCAGTGCCAACAGACATTGCTTTCTGCTCCATGAATTTTGCCTCTGATACGCGCAGCTTATCAAAAGATTCTGAAAGCTGGCCTTTACGCATCCAGTCAACGAACTTTTCTTCGTACTCGTGCTTTTCCTCTGTCTCCTTATTTCCTTCGCGTTTTGAGCGATTGAAAGCGGTCTCGACTTCTGCAAGTCGTTGTTCTAAGGCTTTTTGAGTTGCTTCTGCCTTTTGCCGAAGCTCCATGTGCTCGGTTACGAAGGCAGCAGTTTTCTCCTGCGTTTCAATGCGCAATGCATCATATTTCTTTTCCATTGCGTTGGTGGCTTCGCGGTGCGCAGCAGTGGCGCGCATAGCGTCGTCTTCTTGCTTTTTGATCAGTGCGACTGCGGAGTCTAACTTTGAGCTTAATTCTGAAACGTCCATGTGTTTATCCTCGATTTAATGCGGTTAAGAGAGTGTCTATTTTTTGATTTAAAAGCCCGGCACAAACAGAATCACTCTGGTTTTCCTTGGCCTTAAACCGCGAAGCTACACCAAGTGCCTCTCCACGGCTTAACCCTGCATCCCGCAGGAATTTTTCTAGATCCCGAACCGTGTAAATAGATTTTACATCGGTTACGCGCGCCCGATCATTTGCCGGGAAAGTTACGAGGGATACCTCATATAAATTCAGCGCCTTTAGGATCCTGATGTTTGATTGGTTATCCATCTCATATTGTTCGACTGAGTAGCCGATTGAAAGGCCGCTGATCGCACCCTGTTTTAAGAGCGCATATGCTTCCCTTCCCTGCTGCACTTCGAGGTTGATTTCTCCCTCTACGCGCAGCCCGATGCTATCCTCGATGAACTTACGATAAACCCCAATCGGAGAATCGTATTTATGCTGCCAAAGAACCGGCAGATTCACATTGCTGTTTGCATATTGCTTGATCGAATCCGCAAAGGCTCCAGCGGAAACGATCTCGTTAGCAGAATCAATATTTCCGAAAATGCTACCATACCCCGAAAACGCGCCTTCTTTGTTGGCGTCGAGCTTGTATTCAAATTTGAAAGATTGATATTGCATTTCCATTCCCTTTGCTTCGATTCGAGAATCGTAACATTGCAATGGGGTGTTGAAAATACGATGGCCGCTTGCTTCACAAAATTATTAATCTTGCGTTGTGTAAGCCAGAACGCACCTACATCGGATCACATTCTCTGCACTTGCTGCTGGGTCTCCAGGATACATCATCCGCTCACCCCCGACGATAAACGCCTCGTCCATATCAACGATTTGTCCGTTTGCTTCTACGTGTGTTTCGCGCGTGCGTGCATCAAAAGTAGCAATCCACTCCTTCTTTGTTTTCAGATCGTATTCCTCACTCAAATCTTTTGCAGAAAAATAATTTCCGAACATTGCTGCGTTGTGGGTCTCAGTGATAGCTATGGTTTCCGAGCGCGCGCGCGCGTAGACTTCGCCTTGCTCACGGATGTTTTTCGCAATCTCTGCTGCGCCAAGGCCATCTGTGATCCCGCTATCAATGATTCCGCGCAGATCCTCTTGCGTGGTTGCGCCTATTAGCTGCGCCTGTTCTAGCGCCTGCGTTTGCACAAATTCACTAGTGCGCATATCGAATCTGCTTGGCAGTTTGTATCTCGCTTTCTTGTTCAGAGAGCGCAGATTGTTTATCGCGAA